CGGCGCGGTCTCAAATCAGCATTCAAACATTAGGAGAAATACATTGTCTATCGGAAGTTGGTTTACAAATATTGAAAATCGCCTACTCGCATTTTTCTCGGCCGAAGATAAAGCCATTATTGAATTTTTCGGGCCGCTTATGGCGCAAGTGAAAGATGTAGCCTACGAGTTGGGTAAGGAAGACGTACAGGCTGGCCTTGAAGTTCTTAAAAAGGCAGCGCTTGCTTCTGTGGCCGCCGCTGCGGTCGCTCCTTCAGATCAACGCGTAGCGGTAGCTGAAACGACTTTTTTGACGGTTGGGGCCGCAGAAGGTATCAAGGCTATTCATAATGCCGAAGCTGGCGCGATCAAGGCGGCAGTAGCTATCGTCCAGACACAGGCCGCGGCGGCAGTCGGTTCGGGTACCATTGATGCAGCAACAGGGGCTGTGATCGGCACAGGTGCTCAGACGGTCGGGGATACAATCCTCAAATCACTAAATAACGAATAAAATAGAATGTCATTTTGCATATGTTGCGGTGCTGAAAATATCAATGGTATTCATGACCACGATCCTGAATGTTTGTGGTATGAACCAAAGATTGAATCGCGAGGTCTTGACAAAGTGATGATGGGTATACTGGAAAAGAACTTTCCAGTCATTATTGAACAATCGATTAAAGAATATATCGGTGATGCTCCATTAGAACCACCACCTGAAATGAAAAAATTGTTTGATAGCAAAAAGGAATAAGTGTCGGGATTGGCCTGGGTGCCTTGCCAGTCTGCAAAACTGAGCATACGGGTTCGATTCCCGCCCTTCACTCCAAATCACCATGATAAAAATTGATCCATTGTATAAGTATGGCAAGCCTCAAGCCCTAATGGACTTGGCGGCTGAATTGGTAACTGACTTTCATAAAACTGGTGAGACTCACGTTCTACGTGAAATCATCGGAGGTGAATTGAAGGTGCCAAAGATATACACTTTGTATCACATCATGGGCGGCATTAACGGCGAACTCGCGCGTAAGGATCAAAAAATCGCCATGCTGAATGAGAAGATCAAAGAAATGGGTAAGGAATTGTCTCAACTAAAGAGGCAGAAGTAATTACTGTATGACGCTTTTGTAATAATACGGACATGACTCGGCTGCAAAGCCGACGCGTCCACCAAAAAACACACTACTATTGGACCGCATGGGCCTTCACACTAGATGAAGGGTATACCAGAAGCGAGTTAGGATATGACCATCTTCGCGGTTGGACAAAGTAGGACTCGTTAGTGTGTTTCTTTATGGGCGCGAAATAGGATCGAATGACGTTAAAAGAGAAGAAGACAGTACCCGATCTAAGCTGGGTTAACGCGAAGAAAACGTATAAACGCAAACGATAATAGCGTTATCGAAGATATCCGCCTCGCGGCGTAAGCTTCATGGGTCGCCTGCCACCTGGAAACAGAAGGCAGGCATTTTACTAAATAGGACGTATTTCCTCACAAATTGGGTATAAGCAATGGCTGAAAAAAGAATTATTGATACTACTGTTCAACCTGTTTCAGTAGATACGCCTGTTTCAGCAACTGTTGAAACACCGAAAATTAGTGAAAACCCGCCGCCGATCCCTGTCGAAACCAAGACAGTCGAAATTCAACCGATGTGGAAATCACTCGGCCATATCTTCGTTACGGCATTGTTCTCGGGGTTCCTTGCCTATCAGGCCGCGACGGTCACGACGACCAAGAAGATCGCCCCACAACTGCAATCGAGTATTTCACAGACGCAGGTTCTGACCGAACAGGTCAAGACGGCAACGCAAACCGCACAAGCGGCACAGGCCAAAGCCGCGACCCTTGAAGCGAAGATTCCCGTCTTCCCAACCATCGAAAAGATCAAAAAGTATTATTTCGCGATGAAGAAACCAGACGGCACTTTTGAAGTCCGCACTGGTGGCTCAATATCATGGCGATATAACAACCCTGGCAAGCTTCTCTACGACAACTTCGCCAAGACGCATAAGGCCATCGGCTTCGATGGTTCATTCGCTATCTTCGCATCCGAAGATGACGGCATGGCAGCCCTGGAGTCCTACCTCTTTGAATCGGACTTCGGTTATAAAGATTTGTCACTTGAAAATGCCATCAAGAAGTTCGCGCCGACCAAGGACGGTTATAATCCGCGAACCTATCTCAACTACATTCTCTCTCACTCCAAAGTCAAAGCTAAGACGGTTCTGTCTACCATGACGGCAGACGACCGCGCCGACGTTTTGACTGCCATTCGCGATTACGAACATTGGATTGTTGGTAATGTCACGAATGTCACCGACCTAAGCAAAGGTAAGTAATGCCCAAAGATATTATCCCTTCAACCCGCGGTCTCGATATTGAACTACAAGCTGGCAATACCGCGATTGAAATTTCAACCTCACCCGAACCAACCAAACCCAAACCCGTTGCAGCGAAACCTGTACCAGCACCCGAACCATCCTGGAAAGAAGGCGACGCTATAGTCATAGCCAAGGTCATCGATTCAGGCCCTGGTTGGCTGTCTGTGTTCGATACAAAGGGTAATAAGTTCAAGTTCTCGGGCGGCACCATTTCATGGCGCAACAACAACCCTGGCAACATCGTCTATGGGAGCTTCGCGGCTGAGAACGGCGCGGTCAACCGCGACTACAAGCACTTCTCTGTTTTCCCAACTTACGAAGACGGCCAAAAAGCCCAGAAAAAACTTCTATTTGCCACGGATTCAGTGTATTATAAGCTTTCTATCGTGGATGCCATTCGGCGTTACGCGCCCGCCGACGACGGCAACAATCCCAAAGAATATGCCAACTTCGTATCGAAGAAGATCGGCATCGATAGAACAACCCCATTGTATAAGCTGACTGACGCCCAACAGGACGCCATGATCGCGGCCATGCAGCAATTGGAAGGTTTCAAACAAGGAAAAATTGAAAAACAATAATGACCAACATTCTCAAATCAGAAACGTTCGAAATCCCCGAGGGGATGCGCGAACTTGTAGTCGAAGTCTATAATGCAGACGGGACTTATAATACCTCTTATACCATCACCAATTATTTGAGTTTCGAGCCGAAACAAACACTTAAGGTAATCGCCGTAAAGTAATGCTCGACTCACTCTCACTCCATAATAGCATCGAAGAAATCGTTCGCACCTCTGGCACCGATTATATCGACGCAATCATTCATTTTTGCGCAGTCAATGACCTTGAAGTCGAAACGATTGGGGCGATCATTTCCAAAGACCTTAATCTCGTTTCCAAGATACAATTAGAGGCCGAAGACTTACATTATCTAAGACGCGAGTCCCAATTGCCTATCTAAGGAGTTCCATGCATCCTTATGAGACTTTCAAACTCTACCGAGCCCTGAAGTTTCATTTCCATACTGAACATTACGATTACTTCAAATTTCGCGGGAAATTGAAACATATCAAACCCGAAGAATACAATGATAGTCCCGACCGCCGTTGGGCCGAAAAAATCACTGCTAAATATGGAAAGGCAACGCCCAACTTTCTGTTGGCCAACCTCTCTGAAAACAAGCTTCATATTCATGCGCTGGCGGTAGACCCGCTTTACGATAAGACCTATCTCGAATGGTCGGCGCATCGTAACGCGCTAGGTTATCATTTCCAAAATGACATGAAGAAACTTGGACCGCCCGCCGATGAACTCACGGGTGATAGACATACCGTTCCTAATATCTTTCGTAGGTATGTCGCTGGTGAAATCCAAAAGGATACGCTGGCCATTGTTATGAACTACACCAACTGCATTGAGAGTTGGAATGTAGATATGAAGGAAAATCCGTACTGGAAATTACGAAAGAATAAGCTCGTGAAGTATCTACCTTTTGTGCCAAGTAAAGCTCAATTTAAGCAAATTTTACTTGACAAGGGATACTAAATTTGCTATACTTCTCAACGATTTAGATGATTATCTTCTGAATCCAAAACCGATAAAACTACTAAACTCGATAAAAGGAAAAAATTTGTCACTACGCGAACTAAAACAAAATCGTCAAGCCAATCTCGATAAAATTGCCGAAGACTTCAAGAAACAAGCCAAGGGTCAGTTCAATTCCGAAGGATACGAAGATGACCGCTTCTGGCGACCCGCGGTAGATAAGCAAGGCAATGGTATTGCCACTATCCGCTTCCTTCCCGCCCCCGATGGCGAACAATCCATCGTCAAAATCTTCCGACGTTCCTTCCAAGGGCCAACAGGCAAGTATTACATCAACAACTGCCTCACGACTCTCGACAAGCCCGATCCCGTCAACGATCTTAATCGCAAGATGGTCGGCAAGTTGAAGTGGGAACAGGTTCCCGAAAAGATCAAGGAAATCGTTCGCGAACGCAAGCGCAAGACCGAATACATTTCCAACATCTACGTCGTGGATGACCCGATCAACCCCGACAACAACGGCAAGGTCTTCCTTCTGCGCTATGGGCCGCAACTCCATGGTATCATCATGGAAAAGATGTTCCCGACATTCCAAGGCGAAACGCGCATCAACGCGTTCGACATGTGGGGTCCCGATGCCAAGGGTGAAGGCGGCGGTGCGAACTTCAAGTTCAAGATTTATCTCAAAGACAAGAAGTACCGCAACTACGAAAAGTCGGAATTCTTGGAACGGGCACCCCTGTTCGATTCAGACGAAAAGCTTGAGGAAGTTTACAATCAGGTTTACTCCCTACTTCCCTTCCTGGCCGAAGATCAGTTCAAGTCCTACGACTACCTGAAAAAGAAGCTGGACGAAGTGTTGGGTGAAGGCGATACCGAGGTGGAGACACCTGAGTTTGCCTCTGCCGAAGCTCCAAGCCGTCCCGAAGCCAAGCCTGCCTGGGAAGGCGACGACGAAATCAACGAAGACTTCTTCAATGATGTAGACCAAGACTAAACTCTTAGTTTTTGGTAGCTTAAAACCCGATGCCTTAGTTGGTGTCGGGTTTTTTGTGTGTAAAATCATGGTTCTAATATTTTCATAATAAAAGTATTGACAGTCAGATGGGTCTAACTTATATTCTGATTATGGGCAGGCGGCAATGAACCGCCTGTCCAAGGGAGACAAGGAAACATGTCAAAGATCAAGCATGACAGTCACATTGAATGGCCGAACGGCGAAGGGTTTACCCCGTGTTCGCGTGAGTACGCCGAAGTGAACGACAAGATCGATGACTTGAACGACTTCGGCCGCCTCGGAATGGACGATCTGTCTCCCGAGAAGTATGAGAAGTACAATCGGTTGCTCAATCGCCAAGGGGAGTTGCAACTTGCGGGTCATCTTGGCAAAAGCGTCAGATATTAAGGGAAACAGAACATGGAAATTCACACCCGCGCCATTGTAAAGGCCCGTAGGTCTACTAACTATCCCATTTGGGAAGTGGCGGAAGACTTCGGAATTACCTATACACCTGACCGCGACAAGGCCATGGAACACCCCTTGGTCAAGAAACGGGTAGAAGAATTGAAGAAACGGTTCGCCGTCGTCGTGGTGGACTTCCGAGACGCCTGAGGAGACAGACATGCCTGACTTTACACTGAACTATCAGGGCACGATTTCGCTGTTACTTCCTATCAGCGACGCCGCTAAGGAATGGGTAGAGGAACACCTACCCGAGGATCGGCAATACTTCGGCAAGGCCGTGGTAATCGAACATCGCTACGTTGATGATATCGTCAACGGCATCATCAACGACGGTTTGGAAGTGGGGGGAGCATGATCATTAGAGCCAAGACGTTCCGCAAGTGGTTTGATGCCAATTTGAAGGAATCAGCATCGGATATCGCCAACCATGGCGCAAACTGTGGTTGGCCTGGAATCACCTACTACACGGACACTGTGAAACTTTATAACA